TTACTCTAAAACGGCAGGCTGGCCGCGCAGGTGCTGGTAACGCACGGTGAAAGTGGCTTCTGCAAAGATGAACTTGCCGGCCTCTTGCTGGATGCCACCCCCGGTGGTGTCCACCCCGGTGGCCAGGCCGCCAAAGGTGGGGTCGGTGTGCATGGCAGTCAGCAAGGTGGCCAGGGCGTCGTGCGCCTGGGCGCGCATGGCGGTGCGGTCACCCGTGGTGCTGGTGGCCAGCTCGGCGCGGCCCAGGGTGAGGGGCATGGCCCACTGGGTCATGTCGTAGTTTTCCTGGGCGGTGTCGGTGCCGTCGACCACCAGGGTGAGGGGCATGTCGCGCTCATCCTCGGGGGCGGGCACGCCATACACACCGCCGGTGGCCAGCACAATGGCGGCCAGCAGCCGCTCACGTACGGGGGCGGTCACAGCACGGGCTCCGGTGGGTGCTGTTTGACGAGCAGGTAGCGCATGGCGTCAAGTAGCTGGGCTTGCAGCTCGGCACCAGCCTGGGGCAGCACGTCAGAGCGCACGGTGTTGAAGGCCTGGCTGACCGAGGTGCTGTAAAAAATCTTGAAGCGCCCGCCTTGTTTGCCGGGTGTACTGAGCCGGGCGGCAATGGCCAGGGCGCGGCTGTTTTTGAGCACCATGTAAAAGGGCTTGTTGCCCTCAAACCCGGGCGCACCTTTGGCGGCGCCGGTGGGCTTGATCTTGACCTTGATGCCACGCGCGGGAATAGCCGGTGGCTTGAGCCAGTTGAACTTGTCCACCCCCAGGGCCACAGCGTTGTCGGTAGAGAAGCGCGTCATCAGGGTGCCCCGGCTGGGGGTTTTGATGGCGGCACTCAGGCGCGACCGGGTGGCTTTGGTGATGGTGAGGCGTTCATTGACGTAGGCCGCTGCCAGGCGCACTTGCGAGCGAATGGCCTGGCTGGCGGCAGTCTTGATCTTGGGTGCGCATTTGTTGATGGCAATGCGCAAGGCGTCGCTGGTGTTGCCGCCGACAAATTCAAACGCGGCCACGGCATCGGCCACGGCCACGCTGTCCACGTGGCTGTCCACCTTGTAGGTGGGCCCGCCTGTTATGGCAAAGGTATCGCCGCTGCGGGGTGCCTGGGCTATTTCCGACACTTGCATTGAAATCACGGCGGTTTTGACGTTGACCTGGGCGGTTTCGCCATAGCGACTGAGGTCGTGCTCCACCAGCACCACACACGGCACGGCGGGGCCGCTGCGTGGGGTGTAGGTGGCGGCCTGGGCGAAACCGTCCAGGTCGTAAAACACGCTCATGTCTTCGACAAACATGGTTGACTGCTGTTACGCCACGGCGTTGGTGACGAGGTAGCCGGCCGATGCAGACGCCAGCACCGGTGCCTCGGCCCGTGTGACGGGGTAGACCCAGCTCTTGGTGTTGCGGTCAAAGTAGGCTTCTTCGGCCAAGGGGTAGCCGTTGAGGGTGTAGGTGTAGCCGTAGCTGGGGGCGCCCATGTCGGCCACGCTGCCCAGCTCGGTGTAGGCCACCACCACGTCTTTGCCCCACACGTCGGTAAACGTGGTTCCTGCGTCGTTGGCATAGATGGCATCACCCACCACCACACGCGCCACACCAAACAGGCCAGCCAGAATGTCCACCGTGGCCACGTCGCGGCCGGTGTATTTCATGCGGTCGACAATGATGGGGTGTTGGCGCAGTTTGGCCATGACTTGTGCGCCCATGACAACGGTGTTGGGGCGCTTGCCAGTGGCAGCGCGCACGGCTTCTTTGGCGGTCTCAATGACTTGGATGGGCTGGCTGGTGCCGGTAAAGTCAGACCACTGGGCGGTGCCGCTCAGGGTTGTCTTGTTGGCAGCGGCGTAGCTGGCGGCGGTGCGGGCAATGTCAGCGGCTTGTTTTTCAAGGCGCAAGGCCATGATGGCTGAGACTTTGCGCACGGCCATGGCGCCATGGTCGATACCTGGCACGGCCATGCCTTCTTGCATGACTTCGATTGGCACCTGGCCTTCAAGACCGTAGTCGACCAGGGCGTAGTTGCCACTGGCATAGCCAAACTGCACGCGCTTGGTGTTTTCACCCGGTGCACGCTGGCTGCCGTAGAGCATGAAGTCTTCTTTGCCGAAGGTGATGATTTTGCCGCCGCGCTGGGGCACTGCCACAGACGGGAACAGGTTGGCCGCCACCATGTCAGCGTTGCTGTAGCCCTGGGCGATGGTTGAGAGGACGGGGTCGACGATGCGAGCGCCTGCGGGTGTCATTTGAGCCATGTTGGTTCTCCTTGAATGGGGTTAGTTAGTTGGGGATGACCAACACTTCGATGAAGTCGCCATCAGCGGCGGCAGCAGTCAGGGCACGGCCTACAGCCACGCCTGCCGATTTGGTGACCACTTTGCCGACAGAGCCGACCACTTCAACAGCGGCGCCCACGGCAATGGCTGCGCTGGCGGTGGCGATGGCCGTGCCACCTGCGGTGACCGGCACGCGCTCGCCACTGGCTGCGGTGGTTTGGGTAAAGCCCACAGCGTTACCGGCAGCGGTGGCAATGGCACCGGCAGCGGTGACAGCCTGGAATTGGGCCAAAGCTGCTGCGGCAGTGATGCCGAGCGTGAGGGTGGGGATAGCAGATGCGGCCATGGTTTAGGCTCCTTGAGTGATGTGTTTGACGGCGGCAACGTAGTCGGTGCCAGGGTGGGCGGCCATGTAGGCTTTGGCTTGGCTGTCGATGTCAGCGCGGGTGACGGGCTTGGCATCGACCGTGGCGGCTGGCACCAGGGGCAGCGGCTGCGGGGCATCGTCTGCCAGGGCTTTGGCAGCGGCGGTGCGGGTTTGCTTTTCAGCAGACAGCACAGCCAGGGCGGCGTCACCAGCGGTGGATTTGCCGTCAAATTTGAGGGCAGAAATCAGCGCGGCGTGGCCGGGTACGGCAACGGCTTCAATGGCCTGGATGCGGGCGCGCTCATCGGCGGCGCCCTCTTGGCGGATGGCCGCAAGCACGTCGGGTGCTTCGGCCGCGAGTTGTTCACGGGTAATGGGCATGGCTGCTCCTGGGGGTGGGGTGGGGTTGTGCGCAACACCGGCGCTGCTGTGTCCGCTTGCGCGGCGTGCTTGTGGCGCGCCGCTGGTGCGTGCCTGGTTGAGCTGGGCCACCAGCGCGTCGAGGGTGGAAACACCGTCCACCAGCCCCGCGTCGATGGCTTGCTGCCCAATGAAGATGCGGCCATCGGCCATGTCGGATAAGACCTTGTCAGCGCTGACGCCGCGCTGTTTGGCGACTGCGTCCACAAACAGTGCATAGGTGTAGTCCACCTGGTCTTGAATGGTTTGACGGCCTTCTTTGGTAAGGGGCTCGTAGCTGCTGGCAATGCGTTTGTATTTGCCGGCAGCAATCTCGGTGGTTTTGATGCCTTGGGTGGCCTGGGCTTTGGACACGTCAGTGTGGGTGGCCACTACGCCAATGCTGCCCACCACGGTGGTGGCGTCGGTGATGTAAATGCTGTTGGCGGCCGAGCCAATCCAGTAGGCCGCGCTGGCCATGGTGCCGCTGGCCAGGGCCACCACGGGTTTGCTGGCAGTGGCGACCAGGTCAGCCAGGCTGATGGTGCCGTCTACCGTGCCGCCAGGGCTGTCAATGCTGAGGATGATGCTGTGCACAGCGGGGTCGGCCAGGGCGGTTTTGATGTCGCGCCCGACCAGCTCGGTTGACACACCGCCGCTGATTTGGCTAAAGAGGTTGGCACGCTTGGCGATGACGCCTTCCAGGGCGATGACGGCCACGCCGTCCTGGATGTCGTAGGCCTTGGGTTCGTTGGCCAGCGGGCGGCCTAGCTTGGCTTCAATGGCGGCGATGTCGATCTTGTCACCACGCAGGTGGGTGGCATAGATGGCCTGGATCTCCAGCAGCTTGGCAGGTTCTATGGCCCAGGGGGCGGTGAGGACATCAAGTAACTTCATGGGATCTGACTGTCCCAAAAAGCGAATGTCTCAAATAGGGCAAATTGGCACTACTTTTTAAATTTCGGTGAGCTGCGTGGCAGCCAGTATTTGGCGTTGGCGGCGTTGGTTGGCGCGCTTGCGCTTGAGGTGTGCAGACGTATGCACGGGTGGCAGCGCATAACCACGCTTGAGGCTGGCCAGGTAGGTTGACAGATTGATGGTGGTGCCAGGGCCACGGCCGATGATGGCGGCGCGGGGTTGCTCTAACACAGGTGGCTCTACAGCAGACGAACCACTTAAAAGCCCCTGCACGGCAATGGAGACCGCCGTGGGGCGAAAACCAAAGCCTTGCAGGGCGAGTCGGCGGGTACTAAGCATGGCGCATTACACGCTTGTCACCGTGCTGATTTCGCCAGGTGTGCCCTCACCTACCGTCACAATCGTCTGACTCACAGCCCCTGCCGTGCGTGATGTCGGCGTGACCACCAGCGTGGCGTCAATTGCACTCAAGGCTGCAAGTTTGTTGAGCCGTGTTAACTCGTCAGCCAGATCCGAACGCACAGCCGCCGCCACATCCACGGCAGGAGGTGCCGACCCGCTACCCCGAACCAGCAAGTTATCCCAAGCATCGCCCGAGCTAATCCCTGAAGTGCCACCCACAGCGCCCGGTGTCGTAATGGCTTCACCAATGCTGCCCGGTGTGGTCATGGTGCTGGTGAGCTTGCCCCAAACCGCATCGGCTGTCTCAGATGCAGATGCACCACCTGATCCGCTGGTGA